GGTGATCGCGTGCCCCTTTTTTTGTCTAGCGTCAGACGCCAAACGCTCTAAACCCTTGCGCCGCAAGGGATCTCACGCGTCTTAGATAAGACACGCCCTAAGAGGGTTTAACACGGTTTAGTGGTATTTAAACTAAACTCGGTTTCGTTTTACTGAGTGCTAGTCACGTTCGCTGAGTTTGCAGCGATCAGGGGTTGCAGCAAGGGGGCAGTGACCCATGCGACCAAGAGCAGGATCGCTGCTGCTGTTGTGGTCAAGGACAACAAGCGGTGGCTGGATCGCGACCTAGCGCTGGAGCTGTGGAACAAGAACACGGTTGCCAATGCGCAGAGCAAGGTGAGCCGCCCGGATCCTGTGATTGAGGCGGTGCCACCACCACGCGATGCGGATGAGTTGAAGCGCCGCGTGAATGGGCTGCCGGATGATGCGATCCCGGATCTGAATGAGAGCAGGGCACGGCGTGAGCACTACCAGGCAGAGCTGGCGAAGCTGCAGGTGACGCAGCAGCGTGGTGAGCTGGTGCCTGCTGATGAAGTGAAGAGGGAGGCGTTTAAGGTTGGCCGCGGCGTGCGGGAAGCATTGGCGAATTTGGCGGATCGTCTGAGCCACCAGCTGGCTGGTGAGACGGATCCGACGGTGATCCATCAGGTGCTGACGCAGGAGCACCGTGCGGCGCTGGTGGAGCTGTGCAATGAATAGCGCTTGGCGTGATGGGTTCTTTGATGGGCTGCGACCTGAGCAGCCGCTAACGGTGAGCGAGTGGGCTGATCGGTATCGGCGACTGAGTAGCAAGGCAAGCGCGGAGCCGGGGCCATGGCGCACTGATCGCACGCCATACCTGCGAGAGCCGATGGACTGCCTGAGCAGCGAGAGCACGGTGCAGCGGGTGGTGATGATGTTTGCGGCGCAGACCGGCAAGACGGAGGCCGGCAGCAACTGGCTGGGCTACGTGATCGACCATGCACCAGGCCCGATGCTGTGCGTGCAGCCGACAGTGGAGATGGCGAAGCGGCTGAGCAAGCAACGGCTGGAGAGCATGATCACGGAGACACCGTGTCTGGCGGAGAAGATCGCACCTGCCAGGGCGCGGGACTCCGGCAACACGATGTTCAGCAAGGAGTTCAGCGGCGGCATCATGTTGTTGACGGGTGCCAATAGCGCGACGGGTTTGCGATCAGCGCCTTGTCGGTACCTGTTCTGCGATGAGGTAGACGGCTTCCCTAGTGATGTGGACGGCGAGGGCGACCCGGTGGCGCTGGCGGAGCGCAGGACGACGACGTTCGCGCGACGAAAGATCCTGCTGACCAGTACACCGACCGTGAAGGACTTCAGCCGCATCGAGGCGGAGTATCTGCGCAGCGATCAGCGGCGGTTCTATGTGCCATGCCCGAAGTGCGGCGCGATGGAATGGCTGAAGTGGGGGCAGTTGAAGTGGGATGAGCGCAAGCCGGAGACCGTGCGCTATCAGTGCGAGCACTGCGGCGAGCGATTCGAGGAACTGCACAAGCCGGCGATGCTGCGTGCTGGTGAGTGGCGTGCAACGGCACCGGCCGGCAATGGCCGAACGGCTGGCTTCCAGCTGAGCGGGCTCTACAGCCCACTGGGCTGGTGCAGCTGGGAGCAGCTGGTGGATGATTTCCTACGGGCCAAGGGCGATGCACCGGCCCTTAAGGCGTTCGTGAACACGCGCTTGGCGGAGACATGGGAAGAGGACTATGCGGCGAAGATCAGCGCCGATGGATTGATGGAGCGCCGGCTCGCGTATCGCAGTGGGCTGTGCCCTGCTGGCGTGGTGCTGCTCACTGCTGGCGTTGACGTGCAGGACAACCGGCTAGCGGTGACGGTCTGGGGATGGGGCGAGGGTGAGACGGGCTGGATGATCTGGCATCAGGAGCTGATGGGTGACCCAACGCAGACGGAGGTATGGGGCCAGCTCGATCAGGTGCTGGCGACTGAGTGGGACACGGAGAACGGCAAGACGTTGAAGGTCGCGCAGATGGCTGTGGACTCTGGCGGCCACTGCACGCATGAGGTGTACCGCTACGTGCGAGATCGTGTGGGCCAAGGCGTGGTAGCGATCAAGGGCAGCAGCAGGCGCAATAGCCCAGCCGTTGGCAAGGGCAGCAAGGTTGACGTGAACTGGCGCGGCAAGGTGCTGAAGCGTGGCGTGACGCTGTATCAGCTGGGCACCGACACGATCAAGACGACGCTGTTCGGCCGGCTGCGCCACAACCAACAGGCTGGCGGGTTGAACTTCGGCATGGCCGCTGATGATGAATACTTCAGGCAGGTGACCAGCGAACGGCAGGCATTGCGGTATCACCGCGGGTTCCCGATTCGAGAATGGGTAAAGAAGGCAGGCGATCGCAACGAAGCGCTGGATTGCATGGTCTATGCATATGCGGCGATGTTGCTGTATGGCCGGAGGATGAATCAGGCAACGATGTGGGATCAGTTAAGAGTGCAACTGGAGGAGGGCAAGAGAGCACCGCTAAGATCAAGGAAGAGAGCAGCACCTGCGGCTGCGCCAGCGTTCGTGAGCAACTGGTGAGGCCGTGAAGATCCCTGCATCAATCCGATCCGGCGACACGATCCAGTGGCGGGATGATGCTGGCGTCGACAACCTGGGCAACACCGTTAGCAGCGCGGACTATTCGCTGACCTACTGGTTGAGATTTGACGCGGCCAGCGAGGGTTCAAACGTAACTGGCACCGCATACGGCACGGGCTGGGAGTTCACGATCTCGGCGGCCACCAGCGCTGGATTCGATGCTGGGCAGTGGTATTGGCAGGCGATTGCGAGCAAGGCCGGCTCAGTGATCACGCTGGGTGCAGGGCAGCTTGAGGTGCTGGCGGCGCTGAGCTATGCAGGCACACCCGGTGCGTTTGATGGCCGCACGCAGCTCGAGCAGGATCTGGCGGCTGTGCAGGCTGCAATCCGATCGCTGATCAGCGGTGGTGCAGTGCAGCAGTACAGCATCGGCAACCGCAGCCTGAGCCGTTACAGCCTGAGTGATCTGATGGCGCTGGAATCTAAGCTGAAGGCTGAGGTGAAGCGAGAGCAGATGGCGCAGCTGATGGCCAATGGTCTCGGCAATCCGCACAACCTGTTCGTGAGGTTCTGATGGGATTGCGCACGCGGCTGTTCAAGGCAATGGGGTTTGAGCCGGTACGGCCCCATCGGCGTGCGTATCAGGGTGCGCGTGTCAGCAGGTTGACGGCTGACTGGGTGACTAGTGGCACCAGTGCCGACAGCGAAATCAAGAGCAGCTTCAAGGCGTTGCGGAATCGCGCGCGTCAGCTGTGCCGCGATAACGACTATGCGCGGCAGGCATTACGGGCGATCCAGAACAACGTGATCGGTCACGGCATCCGCCATCAGGGGCAGGTGCGGATGCTGCGTGGTGGCCGATTGGATGAGGCCATCAATGGCCAGATCCACGAGGCATGGGAGAAGTGGATGCACAAGAGCCGCTGTGATGTGAGCGGCATCCTTGGCTTCCATGACATCGAGCGGCTGCTGGTGCGCAGCATGGCGGAGAGCGGCGAGGTGTTCGTGCGGATGATCCGCCGGCCGTTCGGTGATAGCAAGGTGCCGTTTGCGTTGCAGGTGCTCGAGGCTGATTACCTGATCGACGACGACATCCCACAGGCTGCTGAAGGCAACACCGTGCGGATGGGCATCGAGGTGGATGGTTACCTGCGGCCCCAGGCTTACCACTTCTACGCGAACCACCCTGGCGATACTTATGCCGGCAACCCGCGCACCAATGGCCGCCGCGTGCGTGTTCCTGCTGATGAGGTGATTCACCTATTCCTGCCGGAGCGGCCGGGGCAAACGCGTGGCGTGACGTGGTTCGCGTCAGCGCTGATGCGGCTGCACATGCTGCAGGGCTACGAGGAGGCTGAGGTGGTGCGCGCTCGTGCAAGCTCCGCGTTGATGGGCTTCATCAGCAGCCCTGAGGGCGAGCTGATCGGTGATGAGGTTTACGACGGCGACCGGGTGAGCGAGTTCACTCCCGGTGTGTTCAAGTATCTGGCCCCTGGTGAGTCGGTATCGGTGCCGGATCTGAATGCCCCCGACGGGCAGCTGGAACCGTTCACGCGTTCAATGCTGCGTGCTGTGGCGGCTGGCGTTGGCGTCAGCTTCGAGAGCATCAGCAAGAACTTCTCAGAGAGCAACTACAGCAGCAGCCGGCTGAGCCTGTTGGAGGAGCGCGACACGTATCGCGTGCTGCAGCGTTACATGGTGGAGAACTTCCACCAGCAGGTGTTTGAGGCATGGCTTGACATGGCCGTGCTGAGCGGCACGCTGAACCTGCCGGGCTATGAGACCAATCCTGATCGCTATCGCGCCAGCCGGTGGGTGCCACGTAGCTGGGAGTGGGTGGATCCGCAGCGTGAGGTGGATGCCTACAAGACCGCGGTGCGCTGTGGCTTCAAGACACTGGGCCAGGTGATCGCTGAGCAAGGCGGCGATCTTGATGATGTACTGGTGGCACGTCAGGCGGAGCTGGCCATGCTCGATGAGATGGACATCGTGACGGATACAGATCCGAGCGAGGTGAACAGCGGCGGTGGTGTGCAGCCTGCTGTTGGCATGGGTGCAACGCCTGCATTTGATGAGACCGATCCGCCGATGGAGGAAGAGGAATACGAAGAAGAGTCCGTGCTTGAGGATCCAACTGAGGCGACTGAGGACTGATGGCAATCGTTGCTGGCGAGCAGATCGACCTGATGCCAACTGATGGCATGAGGGAAGAAGCGCAGCGCTATCGCGACTGGAAATCTGATGGCGAAGCTGGCGGCACTGAGGTGGCCGCGGCCAGAGCGCGTCAGATCCTGAGCGGTGATGAACTGAGCGCCGACACCGTGATCACGATGGCGGCATGGTTTGCGCGCCATGAGGTTGACAAGCAAGGCGAGGGCTTCAGCCCTGATGAGGATGGCTATCCATCACCCGGTCGCGTTGCATGGGCGGCATGGGGCGGCGATCCCGGTCAGAGTTGGGCTAACGCAAAGGCCGATAGAATCAAGGCATTGCAGGATAGAAAGATGGAAGAGGCGCGGCCTTATCCAAATGAGCACGCTGCCCGTATGACTGACCCCGATCAGTACGACGAACTGCGTCGTGAGAACAACGCTGGTGGTGAAGGCGTTGATTTCATCTATGGCATCAAGGAAGGCGAGAGCGAGATTCAAGCAGTGCGGTTCGATGCGCAGCAGTTCACGCCTGACGAGGCGCGCCAATGGCTGGCTGACAACGAGATGGATTCCATCATGTTTGAGGAGGCCACTGGCGAGGAGCGCACCATGCCCGGCATTGGCCGCCACCAACGCGCTGAGCTAACCACCTTCGATGAGGTGGAGGATCGCACCTATGAGTTTCCCTTCAGCTCTGAGTTTCCTGTTGCCCGTTACTTCGGCAACGAGATTCTCAGCCATGACGCCAAGGCTGCTGATCTCAGCCGCTTGAACGATGGCGCACCGTTGCTGTTCAACCACAACCCTGATCGCGTGATCGGTGTTGTTGAACGCGCCTATATCGATGGCAAGAAACGACGCGGTTACGCTCGAGTGCGGTTCAGCCGCAACCCATTCGCTCAGGAAGTCTTGAGCGATGTCAAGGATGGCGTTCTACGAAACGTCTCCTTTGGTTACTCCATTGACAAAATGGAGGAACGCGGCAGCGGCGACTTTGTTGCTACTGCCTGGTCTCCTTATGAGGTTTCGGTTGTGTCGGTGCCGGCTGATCCCGGCGTCGGCATTGGCCGAGCCCTTGAGGCCGAGTCCGCTGCCTCGGCAGCACCAACACCCGATCCCATTCCTTCAATGGAAAACACCACCACTGATCTGGCCGTGGTGCGGGCCGAAGCCGCTGAGGCTGAGCGCTCCCGCATCGCTGGCATTTCTGCACTGTGCGACAAGCACAACATGGCCGATCTCGGCCGCCAGCTGATCGAGTCTGGTCGTTCTATCGACGAGGCCCGCGCTGCTGTGCTCGACAAACTCGACATCAAACAGGAGCCTGTGACCATGAGCGCCGCTGAAATCGGCCTCACCGAGAAGGAGAGCCGCAGCTTCTCCTTCCTGCGTGCCATCAACTATCTCGCCAACCCCACCGATCGCTCGGCTCGTGATGCTGCTGCATTCGAGATTGAGGCATCTGATGCTGCTGCTGCCAAGCTCGGCCGCCAGTCCCGTGGCATCACCATCCCTCAGGATGTGCTGCGCCGTGATCTGACCGTTGGCGCTGCAACCGCTGGTGGCAACCTGGTGGCTACCGAGCTTGATGCCGGCAGCTTCATTGATCTGCTGCGCAACGCATCCGCTCTGGATCAAGCTGGCGCCACTGTGCTGACCGGCCTGACCGGTAACGTCGCCATCCCCCGCCAGTCCGGTGCTGGTACCGCTTACTGGGTGGCTGAATCCGGCTCGCCTACCGAGAGCCAGCAGACCGTGGATCAGGTCAGCCTGACCCCTAAGACTGTTGCGGCCTTCACCGACTACAGCCGTCGCCTGATGATCCAGTCCTCCATTGATGTGGAGAACATGGTGCGCAGCGATCTGGCCCGTGTGCTGGCACTCAAGATCGATCTGGCCGGTCTCTATGGCACTGGCTCCAACGGTGAGCCTCTTGGCCTGAAGCTGACCACCGGCATCGGCACCGAGAACTTCGCCGCTGCAATCCCCACCTTCGCTGAGGTGGTGGCACTGGAGAGCGACGTGGCAACCGCCAACGCACTGCTCGGCAGCCCTGTCTACCTGATGAACGCTGCAATGCGCGGCGGTCTGAAGACCAAGGCCAAGGACGCAGGTTCCGGCCTGTTCGTCATGGAAGGCAACGAGGTGAACGGCTACCGCGGTGTGCTGTCCAACCAAGTTGAATCTGGTGATCTGTGGTTCGGCAACTTCGCTGATCTGATCATCGGCTACTTCTCTGGCCTGGATCTGATGGTTGATCCCTACACCCACAGCACCTCCGGCACCGTCCGCGTGGTTGCGATGCAGGATGTGGACATCGCCGTTCGCCACCCTGAATCCTTCAGCCGCGGCAACGACACTCTCTGATCATGTTGATCAAGGTCCTACGGCAAACGATGCTGGCGGGCCGGGTTGTCAGAGTTGGGGAAGTCCTCGAGGCTTCCCCCTCTGACGCCAAGCTTTTGATCGGTATCGGCAAAGCTGTGGAAGCCATCGCACTGGTGGCTGATGTGGTTCAGGAACAGCCTGAGCCGGTTCGCAAACCTTCTACCCCCAGACGGAGGGCTAAACAATGACCATCCATAACCTCGGTTCCAAAACCGATCTGCTCGAGCTGCACAACAACGCAGTGGTGGCATCCACCGGCGCTGGCACCCCTGCCAACGTTGATCTGGTGGACTATGAAGGTGACATCGCCTTCATCATCGATGCCGCTGCTGCCGGCTCTGGCGTCACCCTGACCGCCAAGATCCAGCACAGCAACACCACCACCTCTGGTGATTTCGTTGATGTGACCGGTGGCGGCTTCACTGCTGCTGCTGCTAACACCGCGTTCCAAGAGAAGATCTACCTGAACAGCAACGACCTGCGTCGCTATGTTCGCGTGCTCTTCACTGTGACCGGCGGCACTGGCACCGGCGCTGTTTCGGTGGTGGCTCTCGGCTCTAAGAAGTACAGCTGATGGCGTTCACAGAGAATCTGGATGGGTTCTTGGCTGATTTTGGCGTCACCTGTACGGCTGGCGCCATTACGGCTAAGGGCATCTTGGACATGCCAAGCCAGGTGATCAGCGATGGAATGGTGCTCACCACTGACTTCACGCTGACTGCCAGATTCTCTAACTTCGGCAGTCTCGTTCGCGGCGATTCAATCACCGTGGACGGGACTGCTTACACCGTGAGAGAGACGATGCTTGTCAGCGACGGCAAGTTTGTTGAAATCGCACTGCAGAAGACATGAGCGGTCCCTTCAAGGTCAACACTCGCAGCCAGTGGACAGCGCTCAATCCAGTGCTGATGGCGGGAGAACCTGGCGTTGAAAGCGACACCAAGAATTTCAAGATTGGCGACGGCCGATCCCCATGGGACAAGTTGCCATATCACGGCTGCCCTGGTTACTGGGGATCCTTCTGGGATGAAACCTCACAGGTAGCAGCCCTAGCCAACACGGCCTACCCCATCAAGCTGCGGCAATCTGATGCAACAAGCCGCGGCGTGAAGATCATCTCAGACGGTCGCATCACAGTCGACCATCCAGGGATTTACAGCATCACCTTCTCAATTCAGTTCAGCAACAGCGACGCTCAGATTCATGACATCAACGTGTGGCTGCGCAAGAACAACGCCGGCAGCCTTGGTGATGTGCCGGCCAGCGACAGTCGGTTTAGCATCATCTCAAGCCATGGCGGTGTTGATGGCAACGTGATCGGCACCGTGAACTTCGTGATGGGTTTAACCACGAACGACTACATCGAGCTGATGTGGTCAACAAGCAACGTCGCTGCCTATATCCACGCAGAGCCGGCCGGTAGCAGCCCGACACACCCCATCATCCCGGGCATCATCTGCACAGTGGTTCAGGTGGCATCAGCATGACAACCAAGCGCGAGCAGGTTTTGGCAGCGATCCGCACGGCGCTGACCGGCACCACCGGCGTAAGCACGCGGATCTATCGCAGCAGGGTGGAGCCGCTGAGCAGGGGGGAAAGCCCAGCCATCGTGATCGAGCCGGTCACTGATCAGGCGCAGCAGAACACCAGCCTGCCCACCTTGGATTGGAGCCTCACTGTGCGGATCGCCGTGATCGTGCGCGGCAACATCCCAGATCAGCAGGCTGATGCAACGGTTGAATCAATGCACAGCAAGCTGATGGCAGATCTGACCTTGGGCGGCGTTGCCTATGACATCCAGCCAAGCCTGGTCAATTTCGAGCTGGTAGAGGCAGACCAACCCGCTGGCGTGATTGCCTGCGATTACATCGTGCGTTATCGCACGCAGGTCGCGAATCTAAGTGCATGATGGTGGCGGCTACGATAGAAGCTGAGCAGGGCCTCGGCGCCCGTTGATTCAACTCTGGGGAGCCACCAATGGCATCAGTTCTGACACGCCGGCGCCTGATCCTGGCAAAGATCGAGACCACCTACGGCACTGACTCAACACCAGCAGGCAGTGATGCCATCTTGGTGCGGAACCTTGAGATCCAGCCGTTGCTGTCCGAAACAGTGAACCGCGAGCTGGTGCGCCCCTTCCTTGGTCAGTCTGATCAGCTGCTCAGTCAGACGCGTGTCGAGGTTTCGTTTGAGGTTGAACTGGCTGGCTCCGGCACTGCTGGCACTGCACCGGCCTATGGTCCGATTCTGCGGAGCTGCGGTCTCAGCGAAACGCTAGTGACCAGCACGAGCGCTACCTATGCGCCAGAGAGCGCTGGCTTTGAAAGCTCAACCATCTACTACCACCAAGACGGCATCCGCCACAAGGTGACCGGCTGCCGCGGTACCTTCGAGATGAACTGCGAGGTGGGCCAGATCCCGGTGATCAGCTTCACGCTGACTGGGATCTACAACGCACCGACTGACACAGCGCTGCCGACGCCTACCTACAACGATCAGGCAACGCCAGTGATCTTTAAGGAAGGCAACACCACCAGCTTCTCAGCATTCAGCTATGCCGGCTGCCTGATGAGCTACAGCTTCAACATGGCCAATGATGTGATCTACCGCGAGCTGGTGGGTTGCACCAAGGAGATCATGATCACCAACCGCGCACCCAGCGGCACCGTAGTGATTGAGGCGCCGACGATCACGGCCAAGGATTTCTTTGCCGCGGCTACTGGCAGCAGCACTGGCAGCATTACCTTCCAGCACGGCCAGACGGCTGGCAACATCGTCACGATGACCACTGCACAATCCGACTTGGGCAATCTCACCTACTCGGATCAGGACGGCATCCAGATGCTCAACCTGCCATTCATTGCGGTTCCGACCAGTTCAGGCAATGATGAGATGAGTCTGGTCTTCACCTGATCGCATGGCATTTGTCCTCAGTCAATCGCAGAGCTACAGCTGGCCGGTGGTGCTCCGCCTGCCGGCTGATGGCGGCAAGCGTGAAAAGTCGACATTTGATGCGGTCTTCAAGCGCCTACCACAAAGCCGCATCAATGAGATCCAACAGCTGGTGCAGCAACGACTCAAGGCTGCTGAGCACAACGAGGATCTGGACAATGGCGTGACAGATCAGAGCGTTGCCGATGAGTTGCTCGTCGGCTGGTCTGGCGTGGTGGATGCCGATGGTGATGAGGTGCCATTCACTGAGGCTGCCAAGGCTCAGCTGCTTGATGTGCCCATGGTGGCTGGCGCATTGATTGGCGCATACTTCGAGTCGCTTGTTGAGCAGAAGCGAAAAAACTGATCGGCGCCGCTGAGTATTGGGCCAGTGGCGCAACGATTGATGAAACTGAGGATGACGCTGCAGCCTTCGGGCTGGTGCTGCCAGATCTCAGTCAACGCAACGAGCACTACGAAGTGATTGCTGATGCGTGGCCGGTGGTTGAGCTGTTCCTCAGGGTGCAGACGCAGTGGCGTGCCGGATCATCCGGCATCGTCGGTTTGGACTATGGCGCTGTGCGATGGGTCATGGATCTGTATCAGATCGACGACCCACGCATGATGCTTGAGGACCTGCAGGTGATCGAGGCTAAAGTGGTTGAGATCGTCAACAGCCGCAAGGATTAAGCCATGGCGTTGGACATGACTACGGCTCTGACCATCAGAGCCAAGGTCGATGGCACCAATGAAGTCAATGCGCTTAATGCTGCACTGGGTAAGACAAGCCAGCAGGCCACTAGCGCAGCAGGTGCATTCGGCAAGCTTGGCCAGGTAACAGGCAAGATCACTGCTGGCGTTGGATCGTTGATTCCAGCCGCTGCATTGGCCGGGTTGGCTGCCATCGCAAAGCGAACAATTGATGCAGCAGACAATCTGAACGACCTGAGCCAGCGAACTGGCGTGGCTGTTGAAAGCCTCAGCCGGTTTGGCAATGCTGCAGCTGACAGCGGCAGCTCGGTTGATGAGGTTGCCAAGGCCATGAGCCGACTGGCGCGAGGTGTTGTTGATCCTGCATCCAAGACATCTGAAGCACTCAGAAGCATTGGCATTAGTGCGGTTGACGCAAACGGCAAGGTGAAGAGCCTTGATGAGATCATGCTGTCGATCTCGGATGTCTTTGCCAAGCTGCCAGACGGTGCTGAAAAAGCAGCGCTTGCGCAGGAACTGTTCGGCAAGAGTGGCGTCAACCTGATTCCGCTTTTGAATCAAGGCCGTGAAGCTCTCAGTCAATACTCAGCAACGATCGACACAGAGTTGGCGCAGGCATCAGACAAGTTCAACGACACGCTAAACGCGATTGGCATTGCATTAGCTGGGCCATTCAGTGATGCCGTGACGGCATTGCTGCCTGCCATCACAGCGATTGCTGAGGCGTTGGTGGGACTCATCCAAGGATTCTCGGCATTGCCTGAACCACTGCAGTCCGCGATTCTCATCTTCGGTGGATTGGTTACTGCCTTCGCTGCACTGGCGCCAGCTATCTCCGCGGTAATTTCAATCATCACCACGATCGGCCCGGCCATCGGCACAGTCATAGGTGCATTAACCGGATCCGGTGGATTACTTGCCGCTATCGCTGCTGTGTTTAGTGGGCCAGTTGGGTGGGTTGCACTTGCCGTTGCTGCAGGCATTGCGATCTACGCATTCCGTGATGATATCGCTGAGGCGTTCAAGGCGATAGGCGAGGTGATCACTGCTGCTGCCAAGTTGTATTACAACGTTTTCATCAAGCCAGTGGTCACTGGCGTTGACATAGTGATTCGCGGCATCAAGGCAGGATTCAGCTCGCTGGCCAGCATCTTGACTGCGCCATTCACAGCGGCGATCAACGTAATCAAAAACGTATTCCGTGGCTTGCTGCAGTTCATCGCCAATGGCATCAACACGGCAACACGTGGCATCAACGTCTTGATCGCTGGCTACAACCGTCTACCTGCGCCTGACATTCCGACAATCCCACAAGTCACAGTTCCGGCCTTTGCTGCTGGTGGTGTCGTCTCAGGCCCCACCCTGGCCATGGTTGGCGAGGCTGGTCCTGAATACATCATCCCCGAACACAAGATGGCCAAGGCCGCGACTAACTATCTTTCAGGTCTTCGCGGCAGCAATGTAATTCCTGCATTTGCAAGTGGCGGATATGTTGGTGGGCCAGGTGGTTTTGCCTTGAGCGGTGGGCCAGGTGATTTTGCCCTGAAGGGTGGTGCAGCAAATACCACTGTGCAGATCACTACCGGCCCGGTGCTGCAGCAAGATAGCCAGCGATATGTGACTGTTAAAGATCTTGAGCTAGCATTAAAACAGTTTGGCGATCAAATCTTTCGCAATAATCGCTCTTATGGCGGCCGGCGTTATCAAGGTGCATTCTGATGAGCAACAGGGCGCAAAGCCAATACCTGCGCATCTTTGATGCAACCACCACCTACGCCAGGTGGCAGACCTACTACGTGAATCAGACCGTAACGCTTGGTGGCGCCAGCTGGTCATACATGCCATTCAGCGCTAGCGGCATCATTGAATCCGGCGCCAGTGGCGGCAAATCGGTGAGCATCACAGTGCCAGCCACCAACAGCGTGGTGCAAGCATTCACGCTCGCATTGAGCTACGGCCGGTTCTGCGAGCTCAAGATCTATGAGTTTGACAGCCGACTGGATAACACCGCACCGCAAGCTGGGCAGGACTTGATCGCCAGCTACACCGCTGAGGTGGTGGATGTCTCTGGTAGCTTCACACGGCTTGATGTGGAGCTTGGCAGTAGCCTGTCACCAGTAGGCGCGCAGGTGCCGCCGCGTAAGTTCACCACCTATCAGATCGGGTCGCCACTGCGGATATGAGCCTCAACATCTCGGATCCGCTATCGCTCTTGGCTTACCAAAGCGGCCTAGCTGATCCGCCACTACTCGAGGCAGCAGCACAAGCCGCTGATGATCTGACCAGCCAGCAGCGCGCATACAAGATCGGCGATCCGGTACCGATCGTCTTCTGTCGCCGCGTCTCCAACAATGGCGGCGTCATGGTCAGCCCCGGCGCAACAGAAGCGCGCTATCAGAACGATGGCACCACCAATGCGCTGACCGTCAGCTTAATGGTGGTGCTCAGTGAAGGCGAACTGCCGCAGATCGCCATCAAGGATTGTTTCGTCGGGCCATGCCGCCAAGGCACTTGGAATCAAACCTATGACCGAAGAGCCGGTACATGGACGCCCGGCAACTTCGTCACCACCGTATCCGGCAAGGATCCATGGGCGTGCCCTTACTACTGCGGCACATCAGGGCGATATGAAGACATGACCACAATGAGCTATGTGAACACGTTCGTGGATGGCAGCGAACGATGGGAGCATCAGCTGCATGTGTTCGTGCGTCAAGGCATTCAGATCACGCGGATCATTGATAGCACGTTGGGACCTAGTAACAACGTGATTGATCTGGCGATTTACCTGATGAATCAATCAGGCCGGATCCCGAGCACGCTGATCGACAACACGCAGATGTTGGCCGCGGCCAACTTCACCGAGACCAATGGGCTGCATTTCAATGGCGTGTTTCAGGAGAGCCTGAACCTTGACGAATGGCTCGAGCAGATCAGCAACGACTACCTGCTGCGCCTTGTGGAGCTGAACGGCAAGTTCGGATTTAAGCCACGGCTACCGGTGAATGCAAACCATACGATCAAGACCACTGCCATCGGATGGTCGTTCACGTTCACTGAGGATCACCTGCTACCGGATGGTTTCGAGATCCAATACATCCCTCTGAGCGAGCGGCAGCCTGTCACGCTGCAGATGATGTGGCGGCAGCAACCAGATTCTGACATTGGATTTGCGCGCACTACTGAGATCAGCTATACCGGCGAAGCATCAGCTGGTCCGTTTGAGCAGTATGACCTCAGCGGCTACTGCACCAGCGAAACACATGCCGTCAAGGTTGGCGCGTACCGCTTGGCGCGACGCAAATACATCACGCATACGCTGAGGCTGACAGTGCGTCCTGCCAGCTACAACAGCACGTTGACACTGGGCGATATCGTGCGCGTCAGGCTGCGCCGCGAGACAGCGCTAGCAGCATTGGACTATCACGACTTTCTGTATGAGGTCGAGCGGATTGAGAAAACGGCGAGTGGTGCGTGCGTCTTTGATCTGACGCACTATCCGATCGATTCACAAGGCCGCAGCTTGGTGGCGCTTGAAGTGGCAGCTGCAACAGCGCCAGGTATCACGATCGCAGCAGGCCGCAGTGATTACAGCTGCGACGACAACTCATCATCAGACAACACGCCAGTCGGTGGTGGCGGCATTGATTACCCGGCGTTTGATGACACGCCTGATATAGGCGATGCCACGGTTGATCTGCCTGCACCGACTGAATCAACATGGCCAGAAGGCGGCAGCCCGCCCATCGGTCCTGATGTGACGCAGCCTCCCGGCGAGTCCAGTGGCGGTCAGACACCAATCGGCGGATGGGACAATCCGGCTGATCCGCTTGAAAAACCAATCCCCAAGCAGCCGATTGATGGAGCAACAGGTCCTGATGACGTGCCAATAGTTGACGACATACTATCAGTGCCACAGGTCAACTTTGCTTGTGCTGGCCAAGTGTGTTGGAGCAAGATCAACAAAAACACAGGAGTAGAAACCAATATTGCCTGTCAAGACCAACCGATTGCTGGATCGTGGGATTTATTACTCACAACCAACGAAATTGATCATTACATCGTTGCGACTGGCCGATGCAAGGACCCATCAACACCAGATGGGTGGGGACCTCCGCAAACACTGGGACAGACGCCAGCGGTTATTGCAACAGCTGGAACATGGGGCTATTCGGGCGTCATGACAGATGGGTACACATCTGCAACAACAAATGTTTCAGAGACATTTACCTTGTCGGCCGGACAGTATCTAACCGTTGCCGCCGATACGATCAGCGACGTGATCATTGGAAACCCAATAGAAGGCAGCGCGTCGAAATTTAACGCCAACGCCACAATAACAAGAACAAGCGTGCCTTGCTCGGGAGGCGGAAGCGGTTTCTACATCTACAGAAAGTCTTCGACTGGTTCGATCATATCAGTAACTTACCTGGGTGGAATAACCATGTCATGCTTCTATCCTTCAGGCACGCAACATACGATCACAGGATCCTTCACGAAAACAAGTTAAGCCATGGCCACCTTTCCCGCGCTATCACCAGCAAGTCGCACCTATACGCCTGGCACCAATGCCAGCAGTGAATTCGCCGTATTGGATGGCTATCAATCCAGCGTGCGCCACAGCAATGCAAGCGTTGGCCACGTGCTGCGCATGACCTTCACACGGCTCACATCTGCCGAGTCGTTCAACCTCGTCAGCCATTACAGCTTGCATGGCATCTTCGAGCCGTTTGATCTGCCAAGCTCAGTTCTGATCGCCACAAACCTGACGTTTCCATCAGGCTATCTATGGCGCTACCTATCGCCGCCGCAGATCGAGCAGTCATGTGACATCACTGATGCCACAGTAGAGCTGCAGCTCCTGCCGCCATACCTGATATGAACGCCTACCCATCGCTATCACCTGCTGGTTTCAGCTATGACCTTGGCGGATTGAATGTCAGCGTTGAGGACACGATCAATGGTGCGCCCGTTCTGTTCAGGCACAGCCTGCGGCAAAGCAACTACCGCTTGGTGCTGACCTACACCAACCTGACAGAAGCTCAGGCCACGCTGATCCGTGATCACTACGTCGACGCGGCCGGCAGTCATCGCACCTTCACGGTATCAAGCACCCTATGGGGCAGCGCTGATGTAGTGCCATCTGATGCGTTCTACCGCTATGGCGCCAAACCAGACGAGGTGCAACGTGGCGTCTACACCGATATGACCGTTGAGCTGGTCGCACTGATCGGCAACTTCCTGCTCTACACCCTCGTGGGCGAACCTGCTGCGCTTGGTGCAGAGGCTGCCTTCACCTCCTACGCAATGAGTGGCACCGCGCCATTCATCTTGCAAGCAGACGATGCCGATCCGGCAGTGGCTGCCACTCTTATCATTCAAGCTGGTGGTGCTGAATCATGACTGCAACTACGATCCGCGTACAGATGGCGCAGCGGAAAGATACCGCTGCAAATTGGACAGCCGCCAATCCGATTCTGCTATCTGGTGAGATCGGCTATGAGACAGACACCAAGAAGTTCAAGATTGGTGACGGCACCACCAACTGGAACAGCCTTGCTTATCTGCCCATTCCTGATGGCAGCGGCAATCTGACGATCACGGGCAACCTTGAGATCGGTACCACTGGCAGCCTGACCTTTGAAGGCAGCACCGCCAATGGCTTTGAAACGACGCTGGCAGTCAGTGATCCCACTGCCGACCGAACGATCACGCTGCCCAACGCAAGCGGCACCGTCATCACCACCGGCGACACCGGCAGCGTTACCAGCACGATGATCGCCGATGGCACCATCGTTAATGCAGACATCAGCGGCAGCGCCGAGATCGCTGTCAGCAAGCTGGCGAATGGCACTGCTAATCAGGTGATTGTCACTGATGGCACCAATGTGAGCTGGTCAGACAATCTGACACTGGCCGGTGATCTAACCGTGAATGGCACCACCACCACGATCAACACGGAGAATCTCCTGGTTGAAGACAAGAACATCATCATCGGCAATGTCACTAGCCCGACTGATGTGACAGCCGACGGTGGTGGCATCACGCTAAAAGGCGCAACCGATAAGACGATCAACTGGGTTGACGCCACCGATGCGTGGACTAGCAGCGAGCGCTTCAGCTATCCACTCGGTAGCGCAACGGCGCCATCGCTGACCTTCACCGGGGATCCAAATACCGGCATCTACAGCCCTGGTGCAGATCAGGTCTCCGTGGCCACCGGCGGAACTGAGCGCCTGCGCCTGGACTCCAGTGGCCGCTTGGGGCTGGGCACTAGTAGCCCTGGTGCTGAAACACCTGAAGACAATTCAGGGAATGTGTTGGCAGGGGCGATTCTTGATATCAACGGACATCTCCTATTTTCATCCGCTGCTCCATATATCAAGCCAAATACCAAGGCTGAAAGTGGGCGCCCCCTCTACATCCAGGCCGGCGACACACGGCAAACAAACTATAACGGTGGCGCTCTCTACCTTGAAGCTGGCGGTCAAGACCCTTCATGGGGCGGCACTGCAAATGGCGGCAATGTCTTTATTGACGGCGGTCAAAAAGGAGGGACCGGCACTGACGGGAATGTGATTCTTGCCTCTAATCGAGGCCGCGTAGGGATTGGCACTACTTCGCCTGGAAGCTATAGCTCTGCCGCAAATCAATTAGTTGTTGGCAGCGCTTCTGGCAATCAAGGCATCACTATTGCAGCAGGTTCTAGTTCGTATTCAGCGGTTTATTTTGCAGACGGAACAGCCGGGACGGAGCCATACCGAGGTATTGTCGGTTATAACCACGCTTCTGATAATTTAGAATTTTACACTACCGGACTTTTGCGGTCCACTATTGACAGCTCCGGCAGGTTGTTAGTTGGCACGTCTACTAGCCGAGGAAGTTTCTTTAATACAACAGGTTCTGATTGCAATCTTCAAGTAGAAGGAGTCTCAGTTGGTAGCTCTTCTGTATCAATTATTAGAAACCAAGCTAATTCGGGTCCACCTTATTTATTTCTCGGAAAAACTCGCGGATCTGCCGTTGGCGGAACAGCTATTGTAAATGATTCAGATTTTATTGGAGTAGTTTCATACCAAGCATCTGATGGAACCGAATTTGTTGAAGCAGCAGCTATCGCTGCTCAAGTAGACGGCACCCCCGGCGCTAACGACATGCCGGGACGATTAGTGTTCTCCACTACCGCCGACGGGGCGAGCAGCCCGACGGAGCGGATGAGGATAGATAATAAGGGCAGAACAGATATTACATGCGTAAAGGATGGCAGCCAGGCTCTATACGTCGCTCACAACGGAACGAGCGGCCAGCAATACGGCATCAACATCACCACGGCCAACGATCAGAATAGCAACACTAATTACTTCCTTCAGTGCATTGGGAGCGCAACTAACCGTACCACCATCCTTACTAATGGTGGCATACAGAACTACAGCGCGAACAACGTCAACCTTTCCGACCGCAACGTCAAGAAAGGCATTGCCCCTGCCGCTAGCACTTGGGACTGCTTAAAAGAGTGGGAGATCGTCAACTTCCGCTACAAGGATCAGCCCGATGATGCGGATCTGAACATGGGCGTTATCGCCCAGCAGGTTGCCGAAAGCTGCCCGGAAGTGATCACCGTCTTCCAAGAGGCAACCGAAGACCAGCCCGAAAAGCTCGGCGTCAAAGATCAGCAAATGATGTGGATGGCAATTAAGGCTCTCCAAGAAGCACAGCTTCGCATCGAAACCCTTGAGGCTAAAGTTATAGCCCTTGAAAGCAACTAGACCTATGCAGACAACAGACCTTCAACCTCCGACCGACAAAGAACTTCTTGAACTCTTTGATCTGATCTACAGAACAGGTGACACGGAAACTCCTACTTGCATTGAGTTTGCTCGTACTGTTCTAGAGCGCTGGGGCAAGTAGCCCTACTCACTAGACCATTTTGTTGATGTCACCAATATGGTCTGATCGCCCGCGTCAAGCGTATAGTGGTGGGGCAGCGAGTTTGCACCTCCTGCCCCTGGCCACAGTTCCCTAGAAACCATGACCAACGAAGATTACTCGAAGGTGCCACCGCCGCACCTGCTCAAAAAGTTTTCCGAGCAAGCGAGGGTAGACAGCCAAAAGCGCGGTCATCCTGGCTACTGCAAGACGTTTGCCAAGCTCTGCATCGACTGGGCGCTGAACTCCAAATCATCTCCTAATAATCCCCAAATTAGGAGTTCCGATCTGGACGTAACGATTGCCTTGGTGCAGCAGTGGACTGATGAGATCTACGGCGGTCCCGGTGCAGTTGTCGGTAGTGACGACATTTGCTTAGCCAAGCTGGCTGCTCAGTACGGCGCCGATCAGGAATTGGATGCGTGCTGCGAGTGGTTCCAAGAGTTTTATAAAACCGAGTCATGGGTTGATCTTGACTTAAGAACCTTCCGCGCCGCCCGCCGTCCAAAACCCGCAACACTGAAGGAGCAATCCCTGAAGCATCTAGAAGTGATGGAGCGGGACGGGCATTACCTGCCTGAAATCCTGCAAGATCTTCGTCGTGCCGTGGAGCAGCTTGAAGCCCAGTAGTCACCTTCTCTAGTCAACTTCTAATTTGATTCAAGTTTGAAGTTGGCCAGTCCACGTCACTAGGCGGGCAACCGGCCTACTCAACTGGTTGCACCACACCTAAGCTGCCACCACAGGACCCCACCCATGGCCACCACCTTCACCTGGGCGATCGCCAACATGGATCGCCAGCTCGCCGATGGTGCAGTGACCACGATCCACTGGACCATCTCGGCGCATGACGGCACCTACAGCGCCGGCGCCTATGGCTCGATCGGCCTGCCGGAGCCTGACCCCGACGCCATGATCCCCTTCGCCGATCTCATACCCGAGACCTGCGTGCAGTGGGTGAAAGACCATTTCGGCGCCGAGAAGGTTGCCGAGATCGAGGGCGCACTCCAGCAGCAGCTGGATCAGCAGCGTCAGCCCGTCACCGGTCAAGGTCTGCCGTGGCAGTAAAAGTCAAGACCGGCACCGCTCGCATCGAGCATCATGTCGGGCCACCTAAGACCACGCGCCAAGGCTATGGCCAGCGGTCACGGCCACGTAGGCGCGGCAAGAAACCCCTCCGCGGACAAGGTCGGTAAGCTGAACAGGTACCACCATGGCGCCATGGTCGAAGTGATCGCCGCCATTGCTGGCGCTTCAATTTCAGTTGCAGCCATGGGTGCTGCTGGCTTCAGCCGCAAATCAGATGAAGCCCGCGAGGCGGTAATCAGACTCACCTCAGCTGTGGAGCACATTGCTACGCAGCTAGAGGTGCTGCATCAAGACATCAAGGAAGATCGGCGCGAGACATTCACCCGCATATCGACGGTGGAGCAGCGCGTCTCTAAGTTGGAAGCACGTCCGCCATCCTGCTAGCCATGGATCATGCAAGCACCATTGCGGTGATCGCCATCCTTGTAGCAGCAGGCTCTGAGGTGATCGCCGTCTCGCCGCTTAAATCCAACAGCTGGCTGCAGCTGATCTTCCAAGCGCTGCGCATCGTGTTCCCAAAGCAGCGCCGCTGAACCATGGCGAACGATGCGCCGATCACACTCCAACAGCTGTTCAAGTACTACAAGGGCCAGCCGCACCAGGCTGCAGCAATCCAGCAGCTAGAGGCTGACCTGGCCGCCAATGCCTACGACGCTGTGATGCGGCGCGATCGGGACTGGTTCCAAACCTGGAGCCAAGACGGCAAGCAGACCGATCTGGCCGCGGCCATCGCACTGATCAAGGAGTTTGAGGGCTGTCACCTCAGCGCATACCCTGACCCGCTCAGCGGTGGTGAGCCCTGGACGATCGGCTATGGCACCACGCGCTACAGCAGCGGTACACCCGTGAAGCGCGGCGACAAGATCAATGTGATCGAGGCTGACATGCTGCTGCGCCTCGAGATCGATCGCATCACAGACAAGCTGCGCACCACCGTGCCGCATTGGAATGTGATGGATGACAACCAGCGATCTGCGCTGGTCAGCTTCGCCTACAACCTGGGCGCTGGCTTCTACGGCTCCGCTGGATTTGAGACGATCAGCAGGTGCCTGCGCGATCGTGATTGGGCAGCAGTGCCCGCAGCATTCGAGCTCTACCGCAACCCTGGCACCAACGTGGAGGCTGGGCTGCTGCGGCGCCGCAGGGCAGAAGGCAAACTCTGGGGGCAGCATCAGGCCGCGGCAGAACCAGAGACCGCCAAGCTGCGTCCCAACAGTTCATTTACCGCGCGCATCACGCCGCACATCAGGCTCGGAGAGTTTGCGCTGGATCAGGAGGCGCGCAGGTTCCAGCATCAGTATCAGCTGGACACAGCAGCGGAGTTGGCGGCATTTCTGGAGCGCGCTCGCACGGCATTCGGTGGAAAGGCGATCATCATCACCAGCGGATTCAGGCCATCGGCTGTCAATCGCTCAGTTGGCGGCGCATCTGGATCGGAGCACCTTTACAACGCGCCAGGTGTCGGCGCTGTGGACTGGTACATCCAGGGAGTCGATATCTACAAGCTGCAGGAGTGGTGCATCAATCACTGGCCATACAGCACCGGCAAGGGCGCGCCTAAAGGATTTATCCATACCGGCATCCGGCAAGGGCGGCCTAAGGTCATCTGGGATTACTAAGCGCCTGTGCTGCTACCTGACCACGAGATCCGCCGGCTGTGCAAGCAGCATTCAATGCTGCAGCCATACAACGAAGAGCAGCTCAACCCAGCCAGTTATGACGTGACGCTCGGCGGTCAGATCATGATGGAGGTGGCCAGCACACCAGAGCTGCAGAAGGTGCAATTGCATGGTCACAGCAAGGATGATCCGTTCTGGATCCAGCCTGGCGAGTTTTTTCTGGCTGAGACGCTGGAGATCTTCAACCTACCCAATCACGTCGGCGCTCAGTTTGTCCTGAAGTCGAGCCGCGCACGCGAAGGATGGGATCATGCTGAGGCCGGATGGGCGGATCCAGGGTGGTTTGGCAGCAGGCTCACCATGGAGCTGCGCAATCAGCGGCGCCTGCATCCGCTACCGATCTGGCCGGGCTTACGCATCGGGCAGATGAAGTTCCTGCTGGTGAGCGGCACCGTGGAACGCAGCTATGCAGAGAGCGGCCGTTATAACGCAAATCTGGGTGTCACGGCATCCAAGGGGTAGCAAGCGGCGCCATGCGCAGCCGATAGATCTTGCCGGGTGCCTCAGCCGGATCATCCATTGGGATCATGGTGTAATCGTCGCAGCCGTGCGATTCAGCAAAGTGGCTGGCGGACTGATGGGTGATAAATGGCCCGATGTGCCACGGGCCGATGCGGAGGATGTATTGCATTGCGGGACCGTAGCGCGAATCATGCCGCTCAATCCCATAGCAATTCTGTAATCCCGTGAGACTCAGTGGCGACCGCTACCGTGGCACCAGCGGCGGCCAGTCCATGCCCGGTTACTACCTAGAGGTTTCCGCCAAGATCTTCATCCGATCAGACACGCCAGCCGATGACATACCTGGTGATGTCTACAGTCAAATCGCTGAGCATGTCCGATCCGATGAAGACATCATCGACATCGAAGTGAACTGCATGCCGGTGCCTGAGGATCTCTGTGGATCGACACCGCATTGATGAGACGCGCCTGATCACCCGGCGATCAGCGCGTGATCAGATCCTTCTCGCCTGGAGCTACCGCTGCGCCTACTGCGGCGCGGATCTGGATCGCAGTCCGACGCTCGATCACGTCATCCCCAAGGCTCACGGCGGGCTCACGGTGCCCAGCAACATGGTCGCCTGCTGCATGGGCTGCAACTGCTCCAAGGGGCACAAGCCATGGGTGGACTGGTACCGCCAGCAGCCGTTCTGGTCAGCACTCGGCGAGTGGGCGATCGTGCAGTGGCTCTCCAGCAGCGCTAATCTTGCGGCCTAGACCTTTCTCGAGGATCTAGGCGGTACCGCAGCGGCCGGCTGCGGTGAGGCGGGCACCGCGTGAGGACCCGCCACCGGCCACCACAATCACGGCAGGATCCTGCTGCATACCCACAGCGCGATCAGGCACGTCACCCAATACTCCACCACCAAGATCAGCACGTCGCGGAGCATCAGCGGCCGAGCAGGTGGTCCAGATACAGCTCCGCCTGCCACAGGTCGCTGCTGTACCTGCAGGTGCCGCCTACACAGCTGCGGTAGTACACCTCACCATGCACGGGCATGAGTGTCTCGATGTAACCGCCGTCTCGATCAGTGCGGCTGATCACCTCAGGACCGAACATACAGGCCACACCTGGCCGCGAAACGGCCGCCGCTTCTCTTCGATTCTGGCAACTCGTATCCGCAGCACTGCTGCCGCATCTCCCAATATTTGCAGTCCCAACACATTGGCGGGCTACTGGCCGGCCGCAGGTTGGTGACCGCTGCGCGGTAGATCGACTGCGCCCGCAGCAGCGCTTCCTGCAGCTGCACCGTGCCGGTGTCGGCCTCGATCTGCAGCTCGGGCTTTGGACCCAGCACAATGCGCGCGTGCCAGTTCCGGTCGAAGCGGCTGCACACCAGCAGCAGACGGCCGGCGTGCAGGCTGATCACTCCTTCTCCCCGTAGCTCGGCAGGTGGAAGAGACGCTCGAGCGTCATGCTGGCCGGCTCGGGCTCACCGGCTGTGACGTGTGCCGCCACCGGATCGGCCGGGTTGGCCGCCACAAACACGGTTGGCCAGTGCAGCTCCTTCACCACCACCAGGCTGGTGCGGCGACTGCGCACTAGTACCCACAGCGCAGCGCGCTCGAGCAGGTTGAGGCCGGGCAGGTGCATCATCCCTCCAGTTTGCCGAGCAGGCGACGGAGATACCACTGCGCCTTGGCCAGCGACACCGCCTCACCCTTGTGGCGCTCACGCCAGGTGTACTTGATCACGTTGCCCTTGCAGTAGCCGCGGAACTCCTCGGGCGTCAGCGCAGCCTCGATCGCATCAATGCACTCGATGCCACCTTGCCGGTAGTGATCCGGGTTGATCTGGTCAGTCATCAAGCCATCCCCATGCGATGCGTTTGCAGATGCGCCATGCGTGTTTCTCGTCCACATCGAACTCAGCCGCCAGCTGGCGGTAGCTCCACCCCTCGGTGCGGAGCCGGCGCAGCTTGCGCACCAGCTCCGGCGTGAGGATCGCGGCGATGTTCTCCTCGCCAGCCTTGAATGGCCGGCTCATCGCCACTTGTCTCCCAGCAGCTGCTGGCGGCAGATCTCGATCGCTGCCCGAGCGGCTGGCTCAGTCATCACCGATTGCGTGCCATCGATGCCGTGCATGACAAGCGCCAGAAGCTCGGGATAGGACGTGTCGCGGAAGTTGGCGGCGATGTCGCCGCAGAACTCCTGCCACAGGCCGGTGTAGGTGCAGCAGGTGCGGCCGCTGCGTTCATACAGCGCGTCCATCATGTCGGCGCGCTGCTGGTCAAGCTGTTGTGCGTTCATGGTTCGAGGTGTTGGCGGATGCGGAGCAGCTCAGCGCAAAGCTGCTGGCGATTGCGGAGCCCAACGTTGCCGCACAGCTGATCGATGCGGATGTCAATCAGCTGGCGGACCCGCTGGCGCTCCTCAGTCTGACCAGCGGTGAAGGCGCTGGTGTCGCTGAGCAGCTGCTCGATGCGGTGGCGGATGTCGCTCATGGATGATCGATGGTGACGGTGGCGATGCCATCCAGCGGCACACCAAGGCGATGTGCAGCACCGGCGCTCAGATCCAGGCTCGAGCAGTCACAGCGATCCGTGACGCGCACCGTGAGCACGCGGCCGCGGTGGCTGACGCGCACCGGCGTGCCGCATGGCAACCATGGATGAGCCGCGCTGATGCCCCAGTGCTCGTAGGTGCCGCCGCAGGCGGTCTGCCGGCCGTGGTACCAGCCGTCATAGACCGTGGCCGTCACCGATCGCGCGTGGGCTGGCATAGCAGCCAGCAGCAGCGCTGCAGTCAGCAGGTGGCACACCATCACGCCACCTCCACGGTTGCGCCCGGCCAGCGGTTTTGTGCGTACCGGATCGCGTGGCTTTTGCTCTCAGCACGCGTGATCCACGTCATCGGACGTGCGCCTTGTGGATAGACGATCAGCCGAAACTGACGCGTGCGTGCCTTGGCTGCTGGCCGGCTGATGCCTTCGCCATAGCAGCCGCCATCATGTTCATCATTGCGCCATTGGAAGAGGGCGCCTTTTACATCAGCCATAGGTGATCGACTCGGTGACGGTATCGGTGTTGATCCATTCGAGATCAGGCCATTGATGGCCGTATTCCTCAAACACTTTTGCCTTGGCGTCCGTGATGCTGACTGCCATCACGCAGTCGATCACGTTCGCGCTCTGAATGCGGAAGTAGTAGCGGCGGTCAGTCATGCCGCACCACCTGCTGCGTGCCGGAGTGTGTGGGCTGGTGGTGGGCACCGGACTCGATGCCGATCATGGCGAACACGCTCGCGGCGATCAGACAGCAGATGGCGTTGTTGATGTGGTTGATCATGATGCGAGCGCCACGCGGACGCGGTAACGGGTGATATTGAGGCGGTCGGCGATCTGTCGCTGGCTCAGACCGGTGCGGTGCAGGATGCGGACGCGGCGATCGTCGCTGGCAGTGAGCCAGTCGATCACTGCGACCACAAGCAGCAGCGGCAGGATCAGCTTCCAGATCAGCAGCAGGGTGGTGGCGATCATGGCTGGAGTGGATAGGTGTGCCGGACCAACCGGCGGTGTGGGCTTACTTAGGCCGTGTTGGGCTCGTGGTGACGCGTCGTGTACCCGGTTCCGCGGGGGAGATTGTTTAGCGAGGGATCCCCGTCCCTCGTGTCACCACTATACACCGTAGGCCGCGCACCGTCCACCGCTGCTGTCACACTTCGTTACGTCCCCAGCGGTCGCGCTCCTCCACCGCCTCCACGCGCAGCTTCGTGTGCCCAGCGCTCAGCTCCAGCGGCACGCGCAGCACCGGCTTGTGCATGTGGGCAGCGCTCCAGCCCACCGCGTAATCAGGCACCGCCACCTCGACCGTGAACCACTTGTGGCCGCAGTCGACGCACACGCGCCGGCGCACGATCTGATCACTCAGTCGGTTGTTTGTAATCGGCACGCGCAGGGTCGTGCTTGAGCACTTCGGACAGTCCAAGGGCAACATGGGGGCACTGCGCCCCAAACGGAATGAATTTCGGTGAATGGATGGCAGTTCAGCTGACAGCTGAACAGCAGTTTGAAATCGAAAAACAAGCCCGCACCCTGATTGCCAGTCCAGATGCAGGCGTGATGGCCGCGGCGCTCTTGAAGCAAGCCTGCTATCAGCAGCAGCTGCTGCAGCAGGCCGTTCATGAGATCGCCCGCCTTGAGTGCGAGCTGATGGGTCGTTAGAAGAACGGCTCTTCCATCACCTCCGCCACCACGCCATCGGTGGCGGCAGCCAAGCTCTGAGCAGCAGCAGCAGCCTGCGGCGGCTCCCATCCCATTGGCGGTTGCGCCACAGCGCTCACATAGGCAAGCCCCTTGCTGCTGGTCTTCTTCCAGCCGCTGATCGGTACCTGCACGCTGCCGTATTGATCTGGCGTCTGGCTAAGCACGAATGCACAGAACGCATCGAGCTCCTCCACCTTCACGCTCATCATTCCGCTGAAATCCACCTTGCTCTCAGGCTTGGTGGATTTGAAGATCGCCAGGTTCAGCTTGAAGCTCATTGCTCTCCGGGGTTGATGGTGTTGGCCTGTTCGTATTGCTCCACCTCGGCCAAGGGGTAGAGCACGAAACCGGGCGTGCGGAAGTACGCAGGCCCCTTACCGGTCTTGCGCCATCGCAGCAGCGTGTCACGACTGACACCCCACCGCTCGCATAACTGCGTGGCGGTTAAGTAGTCAGAAGATCTCATCGTCATCCGTTGCAGCGGCTGCTGTTTCAGGCCGCAGCTTGGCATTCAGATCGGCCACGCTTGTGGTTGCCGGTGCTGCGCTCACCGTTACCGGCTGCACGTCCAACACCTCCTCCTGGCTCTGCATACCGAGCAGCATGTCACTTGCATACAGCCGGCCCCAGAAGGCCGCGGCGCGGTAGCGGATCATCAGCTCCGGCATGGTCTGCCACTTGCTGCCGCTCTTGGTGGCCCATCCTTCCTTCTTGGCCATCGCCATGGTGACCGTTGGCCCTTTCAGTTCTTGGCTGCTGGCCAGATCGGTGGCCACTGCATAGCAGGCCAGGCCATCGCCTTCACCGCTCATCTCAAACCGCAACGGACTGAAGCGGCCGCAGCCGTTCACCATCGCAATGATGAAGCTGCTGCTCCACGATGGGCGGCCGTGAATCACGTGCAGGTGCTGCATGGCAAGAAATGGGCTGATGCCCATCCGGCCTGCAATCTCGAGCGCGACGAGGCAGTTGGCAAAGCCCTGCTGCCCTTGGAACTGCGGCGGGATCAGCGTGCTGCTGGCGAGGGCCTTGGCGATACGCTGCGCATCCTCAAATGCTTGGATGCCTGAGAAGACTGAGCCTCCCGGTTGCGTGGTGGTGAGTGCTGTGGATTCAGTCATCAGTACGTCTCGATCTCGGTGAGCTGCTGCTGCGCCCCACTGGCGCCTGTCATCCAACCCGGCAAGCTGATGGTCTCGATCTGATCGCTGTAGCTCGGCCAGCTGTCAGCAGCACGGCAAACGGCCAGCTTGCCTAGATCCTTCATGGCCTGTTCGTAGCCGCGATCAGTCATCACCTCATCAGCGGCATACACCGCTACGGCGTATGGCGCGATCGATTCCACGCAGATGAAGATGAACTGATCAGGGCGCTTGCCGGTGGCCTGCTCAACCCCGTTCAGATACCAACCGGCCTGCACGTGGTAGCGGTAATCAGCGATGCTGCGCATGAAGCCGCGCGGGCTGGCGTCTCTGGTGGTTTTGAGATCCACCATGATGCTGCCGTCATCGGTCAGCCAATCCGGCCGGCACTTGCACTCCATCCCATAGGTGGCGTCTGTCCACATGTGCGTGGTCTCAGCCTTGCCCGGCAGCCCTAGCAGCATTGCTGCACCGGGATGGCGCATGATGCTGCGCCCCATAGCCATCACCACTTCGGCATCGTCGGCGGTGATCACGGTCTTGCGCTTGGCAGCGGCCTCGAACGCTGCATAAGACTCCTTGCCTGCCTTGGTGCGGCGATCCATGGCAGGCGCTACGGCGATCTCTTCATCCCACCTGCTCAGCTCGAGCACGTGTGTGTGAAGCGCAGTGCCAAGGCGCATGGCAGCAGAGGGTTCCGGCGTGATTCGGTTCGGATCCAGGTAGCGCGACCAGTAGTGCAGCGGTGATCGCGCGATGAGATCCAGATGAGACTTTGAGACAGCCGGATGCGCGTGATACGCGGTGTTGTCCATAGTTGCGGGCAATTGCGGCCAAATACTAGCAGTTGCGGCAGGCTGCGCTACTGTGCCGAGCGCTGGGACACCCAGCCCGATCCTCCGCCTATGACCTACTCAGACTTTCTGGCTTCAAAGTCCACAGCCTGCCCACCAGCAGGATTTGATCCGGCATCCTTCACCGCGCCGCTGTTCCCCTTTCAGCGGGACATCGTGACCATGGCCTGCCGTGTTGGCAGGTTCTGCATCTGGGCCGACTGCGGCATGGGCAAAACCGCCATGCAGCTCGAATGGGCATCACAGGTCTGCCGGCACACCAAAGGCAACGTGCTGGTGCTGGCGCCGCTTGCCGTTGCACATCAAACCGTGCGCGAGGGCAGCAAGTTCGGCATCCCATGCTCGTTTGCTGCAACGCAGGCCGAGGTCAAGCCCGGCATCACGATCACCAACTACGAGAAGCTGAGCCACTTCGACCCATCCGCATTCGATGGCGTGGTGCTGGATGAGAGCAGCATCCTCAAGGCATATACGGGCAAGATCCGCAATCAGATCATCGAGTCCTTCGCGCAGACCCCATTCCGTCTGGCTTGCTCAGCCACACCAGCACCGAACGACCACATGGAGCTCGGCAACCATGCCGAGTTCATCGGCGTGATGACCCGCACTGAGATGCTGGCCATGTTCTTTGTGCATGACGGCGGCGATACCGCTAAGTGGCGGATCAAGGGTCACGCGCGGAGCAAGTTCTGGGAGTGGGTCTGCAGCTGGGCCGTCACGATCCGCAAGCCATCAGACCTTGGCTACGACGATGGCAGCTTCATCCTGCCGGCACTTCAGATCAGTGACCGCACAGTTGAGGCGCCACGTGATGCCGCAACTGATGACGCTGGCCAAATGGCACTATTCGCCATGGAGGCCCGCACATTGAGCGATCAGCGGCAGGTGCGCAAGGCATCGCTCGATCTGCGCGTTGCAGCAGCAGCCACCCTGGCCAACAACAGCACCGAGCAGTGGTTGATCTGGTGTGACCTGAACGATGAATCCAAGGCGCTGACTGCTGCCATACATGGCGCAGTCGAGGTCAGTGGTTCCGATTCGGATGATCACAAGCAGCAAGCCGCCATCGACTTCCAAGACGGCAAGATCCGCGTGCTGGTCAGCAAGCCCAGCATCTTTGGCTTTGGCTTGAACTTCCAGGGCTGCCACAACGTCGCCTTCGTTGGTCTGTCACACAGCTACGAAGCGTTCTATCAAGCCATCCGCCGCTGCTGGCGCTTCGGGCAACAGCAACCCGTCAATGCTCACATCATCTACGACGTGGCAGAAGGCCGCGTGATCGACAACATCCGCCGCAAGGAAGCGGACAGCATCGCCATGGCCGAATCAATGGTCACCATCATGAAGCAATCCACAATGGAACAACTCAAGAAGATCCAGCGCCAGGTCGCTCCACACATCACTGAGCACAAGACCGGCGACAGCTGGGATCTGTACATGGGCGACTGCGTTGAGAGCATCCGCCAGCTGGACTCTGATTCGATCCACTACAGCATTTTCAGCCCGCCGTTCGCGTCGCTCTACACCTACAGCAACAGCGACCGCGATATGGGCAACAGCCGCACCGAGCAGGAGTTCTTCGATCACTTTGGATTCCTCGCCAGCGAGCTGCACCGCGTGATGATGCCCGGCAGACTGATCAGCTTCCATTGCATGAATCTGCCCAGCAGCAAAGAACGCGATGGCTTCATCGGTGTGAAGGACTTCCGCGGTGACATGCTGCGCATCTTCCAGGCTGCTGGTTTTGTGTTTCATAGCGAGGTGTGCATCTGGAAGGATCCCGTCACCGCAATGCAGCGCACCAAAGCGATCGGTCTGCTGCACAAGCAAGTGCGCAAGGACTCTGCACTCAGCCGCCAAGGCATCCCTGACTACCTGGTGACCGTGCGCAAGCTGGGCGACAACGCAGAGCCGGTAGCTGGCCCGTTCACTGAGTTTGCAGGTGAGAACCCACCAGCCAAGACCGGTGATGCGATCAAAGACTCGATCAATATCTGGCAGCGCTACGCCAGCCCCGTATGGATGGACATCAATCCATCCGACACGCTGCAATACCGCAGCGCTCGCGCCAATGAGGATGAACGCCACATCTGCCCGCTGCAACTCGAGGTGATCCGCCGCGGCCTGCAGTTGTGGAGCAACCCTGGCGATCTCGTGCTGAGCCCTTTTGCTGGCATCGGCAGCGAGGGATACGTCAGCCTTGAGATGGATCGCCGCTTCGTTGGCTTTGAACTGAAGCCCAGCTACTTCAACTGCGCTGTCAAGAACCTGACCAATGCACAAGCGGCAAAGCAGGCGGAGCTGCTGCCATGCAACTGAGGTCTTACCAAGACCGCGCCATTGATGATCTGCGCTCGGCTTATCAGTCGGGCGCTAAGTCAGTGCTGCTGGTGGCTCCTACGGGTATGGGCAAGACGGTAATCATCGCCGCGATCTCAGCCAACGCCGCAGCACGCAATCGCCACGTCCTGATCCTTGTGCATCGCCGTGAACTGATCCACCAGACCAGCAGCAAGCTCGCATGGGTCGGCCTCGAGCACGGCATCATCGCCGCAGGCATTCCGTCATCCGATCACGCGGTGCAGATCGCATCCGTCCAGACACTCGCGCGCCGGCTCAGCCGGTTGGACTGGCAGCCGACTCTGATCATCATTGATGAGGCCCACCACGCCACTGCAGGCCAGTGGGCGCGCATCCTCGACCACTGGCCCGATGCTTACCGTCTTGGTGTCAGCGCCACGCCATGCCGTCTAGATGGTTGCGGCCTGCGCGGCACCTTTGACACCATGGTGCTCGGCCCATCAGTGGCCGATCTGATCTTCACTGGCTACCTATCACCAGCCCGCATCTACGCGCCGCCAGTGGTGGCCGATCTCAAGGGCATCCGCAGCCGTGGTGGTGATTACGCCAACGATCAGGCCGCGGCCGCTATGGATCGGCCAACCGTCACCGGTGACGCCATCAGCCATTACCAGCGCCTTGCAGCAGGCCAGCAAGCGATCGCGTTCTGCTGCAATGTCAACCATGCCGTCTCAGTGTGCGACGCATTTAAGACGGCAGGTATTGGCGCCGAACTGTTGCTAGGCAATACTCCAGACCGCGATCAGGTCGTGGCCGACTTTGCCGCGCATCGCATCCGCGTGCTGGTCACCGTCGACGTGGTCAGCGAAGGATTCGACGTGCCAGCCGCCAGCTGCGCCATCCTGCTCAGGCCCACGCAATCACTAGGCCTCTACCTGCAGCAGGTCGGTCGTGTGCTGCGGCCAGCACCTGGCAAGGCGCACGCAGTGATCCTTGATCACGTCGGCAACGTCAAGCGGCATGGATTCCCCGATGATCACCGTGACTGGTCGCTTGATGACCGTATGCGGCGCAGCAAAGGCACACCAGCGCCATCTGTACGTACATGCCCCGAATGCTTCGCAGCATTCAAGCCCGCGCCGATCTGTCCGGTGTGTGGGGCAGGCTGTGTGCCGATCAGATCGCGGGTCATACGCGAGATGGCTGGCGAGCTGCGTGAGCTCAAGCGCGAGGAAGTGCGCCAAC